ATGACGATCAAGTCCGCTCTCACTGACCTGAACAATGCCGTTCTTGATCTTCAGAATGCCGACTACAATACATACGAGCGCCCGCTGAAGCGCTTAGCGGCAGTGCTGGAGTCGGAGGATCTAAAAGAGTTTACCGACAAGCTGCGCTCGACAGCTGACTTCGACAAATTCGTGGAGGCCGCGAATCAAGGCGGCAGTATGATGGGCAGCGCTAGCCTGAACTGGCCATCTGACCAACAGGAAGAATTGGGCCTAACTATCGCTCTAATTGAGCGAGGCGCAGGTGATCCAGACTGGTTCATGAACTTTGGGCACCATTATTACTACAGTGGCAGCAAGCTGATTGCTGGTATTCGGAAGATGACTTCGCAAGTCATAATTCCCTTTGCCCGCGACTACGCAGCCTATGTTAATCAGCACGCCTCAAAAACCGCCCTCAATCGTGCCCAGCCGTCAGATTTCAACAGGGTCTTTATCGTACATGGTCGTGATGAAGCCCCGCGCGAAACGGTAGCTCGCTTCATCACTAACATTGGCCTGGAGCCGGTGATCCTTCACGAGCAGGCAAATCGTGGGATGACGATAACTGAAAAGCTGATTGCCAACGGGAACGTGGGGTTCGCTGTTGTCCTGCTTACACCCGATGATGTTGGCCGTGAAAAGAGCGAGACGGTCGATAATCCTAGGGCGCGCCAGAACGTCATTCTTGAGCTTGGCTACTTCGTCGGCGCGCTTGGCAGGGAGCGGGTTTGCGCTCTTGTCCGTGGAAGCCTGGAAATTCCCTCGGACTATATGGGTGTTGCTTACACCAAGTTCGATGAGGGAGGGGGCTGGCGGCAGGAGTTGGCTCGCGAGTTACAGGCGGCAGGATATGAGATCGATTGGAACCGCGTTATGAGGTGACCAAAGCATGGCCGGGGCGATCCCGGCCATGAGTTTTTCAGCGCAGCCCAGAATGCGAACTGGTCGCATATGTGTTGCGCGATGCCACGACCGGACCGTCACTCCACTTCTCCCGAGCAACGACGGAGTTGTCGATCCGGTTACTGACGGTGACGTTCAGGTTGCGAAGCGCTAGATTGACACGTTCGATGGCCTGATGAAGGTCGTTGACGGCTTGGACGGCATCCTTGGTGTCAACGGTAATCTGGATAGTTGGAATGGTCATTGTTGATCGCTTTCTCCGGCTTCTTGTGGCCGGTTACTTCAGTCTAGGTCTGCCAGTGCCTGTCCAAAGAAGCTGGCAAGAGGGTGATGGGGGTCGAGGCTGAGGAAGTGGATGACGGTATCGCGGAGCACGAGCCGCTGCTCGTCCTCGGTCAGCACGTTATGGAGGTCAGTGGCGTGATCCATTATGGACGCCACTTGATCCAAGGATAGCGACGGGTGATGCGAGCCTTGTCCCGCTTTACCAGTTCATCGCGCATCGCCTGAACTTCAGCCTGTTGCTTCTCCAGTTCCGAATGGAGAAGGGTGATGGCTTCGATGGCCAACTCGGTGGCCATTTTGATCCTCTTGAGGGTGTCGTTCATCGACGGCCACCCTTGGCCTTCTTCATCGCCGCTGCCTGGATGCTAGGTAGTGCGGCCATGATCTGCTCGATGACCTGCTGGCCATACTGATCGCTGGTCATGTGCGTGGCCTCGTCCATGGCCTGCCCTACCACGGCGATTTCTGCGCGGAGTGCCGCAATGGTCAGGCTCTGCTCGTTCTGGCGATTGGTCAGTGTCTCAATCATCAGCTTGAGCGTGGATAGCTCGTCCAGTGGCTTGTTGTTGTCCTGGTATTCCATGTGGGTTGTCCCCCTCTGTTTTAGTTGATGCGTGGGTTGCCGTGCGGATTGTAGAGCGTTGCTACGAGTGCCCGATCTGCTGACCATCCGCGTTCAAACCGCTGGCGTAGTGTCGCTGTGTCCAGTCCCAACTCCTGCGCCCAGGCCATCAGCGTCTGGGTACGATCTTCTAGTGTGATCAGCGGACTGGACTGAGTTCTACGATAACCGTGCTTGTCCAGATAGCTGTACCTGCCCATGCCCCAGCCGAGGTCACCTTTGAGTCGCTGTGGACGGCGGTTGGCTGACTGTTCGCTTCTTGTGGCCCAGCGGACGTTAGATGGTTCACCCGGAACGTAGCCATTGTCATTATCGATGCGATCTAGGGTATGCTGTGGTGTTGGCTTTGGACCTATGTGGTCGAAGAAGCATTGGAAGCCAGTTTGCGGGTCTAGCCATTCATCTGCTACCGTAATCCCCCGGCCGCCATAATCGTCATACTGCGGGTGGCTGGGACGATAACAGCGATCAATCGCATTCTTGAGTGCGTCGTATTCCGCTTTGTACCTTTGCTTGAACGTAAGAGTCATTCTCCTCACCTGGTTGTTATGTTTTCTACATAACTACTTACCCGATAGTTCGAGGAGTTAACTGCTACGTTATGGGCTCGCGGCCAGATAACTACTGGCATAAACAACAACAACGGAGAGGGCATCGTAGTGCGTAAAGGACAAGAGCAGTGACCGGTAGGCGACATGCCTACAAGCATCAGGACACTTGGAAGCCGGGATGGATCGTTCACGAGGGCAAGGTGTGGACCATGGCAGACTGGACAGCGAAGACGAGGATCACGCCGCGCCTCATCAGCTTCCGCCTTCACGTCCTAGGATGGTCGGAGCATAACGCCATGACGGTACGGCCGGAAACTCGGTACAGAGATCTACCCGGACAACACTGAGTTGTGCTGTCTCACCGCAAGATGAGGATTGTGCCCCGCAAAGGGCTGCTCAATCCCTGGTCATAACAGAGGCGTCGGCTCCGCACTTGTGGGGCGGTGCTTTTCTATTAAAGCTAATCGTCGGTCTCCTCCAGCCCGCTCGACCATCCCTCGAAGTCGTTGAACACGTTACCCATGGCCTTCCAATCAGGCGTGATCGCGTGTTCGCACTTGTCATAGGTGGGGAACAGGCCGCGAGCAGCGTTCTCAGCAATCATAGCGGCACGATTAAGGGCGCGACTGGCCAGCATCTTTAAAGATTGCTGATCCTCTGGTGTGCCTTTGCCCAGCGCAATTCTGGTACTGTAGGTGCTGCTGAGTTCTGCGATCACGCCTATCTCCCACAGCTTTAGGCTGGGATCGTCTGCTCTACACATCGCGCATTTTATATAACGGATCAGTCCGCTCAGGTCACGCTTCTGGCCATATAGGGGATAAACGGGTTCCCGGCGCTGGGTGCTTTTGAAGCCCTCTGGTACGGCATCAATAAACTCTTTGATTTGGTCAGCTATGTCCGCTTTGGTCAACGACAGCGGCACCGAAATGACGAGGCAGGGTTGAGGGTCTTGTTGCCTGAACCGGCCATCCAGATAGCCCACCATGCGTTTCTCCAAGCCATCCGCCAAATTGGCTTTTGTCGGCCATATCGCGTCGATGGGATGGACGATGGGTTTTGCGCCCTCGTTGCCAAACGCGGCGATACCCAGGGCCGGCCACCACTGCTCAAAACTCGTCTGCTTTAGATCGCCCAGCGTGTCGTACACACCAAGCACCACGTCCATGTCAGCGGGCAGGGCGGCTATATCGGCATTACTGAGCAGTCCCAGCCGGTGCCTGCGCGCGAGGTCGTAGCTGGGGCTGATGAGCAGATAGGCGAAGCAAAGTTGCGCGAACGTAGCCTGCTCTGGCGAGGCCCAAAAATCATCGGTTTGCGTGACGGTCGAACGCCGCTTGAAATCGGTCAAAAGGGTGTCTCGTTACGTTTTGGCATCTAGCTAATCACGCTCCTACACGACCCAAGCCTACCAAATCCTCACCAGGACGCACTGACGCTTTCCTGGAAATGAGGAGACTACACAATGATCGACGCAGCAATCGCCAACAACGCCGCCGACCTCACCATCGCACCGGCAGTCGAGGCGCCCGCAAGTATGGAAGATGGCAACATCTACACGCAGGAGATGCTTGAGGCAGGTCTTCTGCTAGTCCGTGACCAATTCCGCCAGAACTTGGTGGATGAAGCGGACGCCTACAATTCCGCCGAGGAACGCCACGCTGCTCTGTTGAGCCTGGGGTACAGTAATGCCCTGGCGTGGCTCCAGAACAAGCCGTTGCTGTACGACAACCTCACTAAGATCGGCCTCAAGCCGGAAAGTGAGGATCGCAAGCTACTGGCGCAGATCGCCCGCCTCCAGCTGGGTAACTGGAAGGAAAAGGAGGAGGGCAAGGCCGTCTGGAGCGTTCCGGGTCGTCGCAATGAGCGTCAGGGTCGCTTCTACGGCATCTTCTTCGACCAGAAGTGGAACGTCGATGGGATGCGTCAGGCCATCCTCAACTATCCGGGGCGCACCGGGGGTATTCTGGAGGACGCCAAGCCCAAGGCGGTTCAGGTCAGCAAGGAGGAGATTGCTGAAAACCACACGCTGGCCGCCACGATCGCACCGCTGACCAGGGTCGAGGCGAATAGCCAGGAGTGGGGCAAGACTGGCGATTACGTGCTGGTGCTGGCCAAGGTCACGCCCAAGGGGCTGGACCTGCTGGAGAAGCTGGAGAAGGTCGATGCCCTGACGGAGCGCACGGCTAATGCCTGGGCGGCCAAGAAGGCGCAGAACGTCCCTTCGGATGCGGCATAATGTGGACGCCAAACTGTGTTCGGGCCAGCGCGATGCTGGCCCGACTGCGGGAAGAGAGGTTCCTGCTATTCAGCGAGCAGGAGTTGATCGACGCTGGCCTCCCCTACGAGTGGCGAAAGTCCACCAAGGATTGGATGCTGATCGAGATCGCCAAGAACCCGCTGACACCCATTCAGACACCGAGAATGCCCGCAGAGGTTTCGTCCTACCTGGACTGGGTGCGGATGTACCAGCGGGAGAGTGCCAGCCACAACAACCGTCTGCGGAACATGCTCGAACGAGAGAAGGATTTGCTGGCCAGGGATGCTGCGCGCGGCACGTTCGATCCACCGTTAAGTGCGGAGGAACGTGAAGTGCTGCGGATGGGCCGGTTTCACCGCGAGATGTTGTGGGAGTACCGGGAAAGCGGAGTTAAGGGCCTGAACTCGGTTCCTGATGAGCAGTGGGTCTGGCTGGGCGAGGTGCCGCCGGTCATTCGATGGGCCTGTGATCTACCACTTGAGGCCCCTTATCCGTTTAATCAGTGGGCACCCAATCTGCCGCCGCACAAAGTCAGGCAGATTACCATGTTCGAGTGGGCGGTTCAGGCTTGTACAGATCGGTTCGGCCCACAGGTGTGTGAACCAGGGCCATGACGGGATCAGGGCTGTCCGGTTCACTACCTTCCTGGATGGCCCTGAGCGGGGTTCCCTGGGTGCCTGAGTGGTGTCTAAGCACCTGGGGAGCCTCGCACCACACTTGTGGGCCGTGCGCTCCATTTCCCTCGACTGGCGTCGCAGACCAATGACCCAACAAGCGAAGCGCCTGGCTGTCCGCAGGACGAGTGGCTGTCGCAGACGACTACTCCTGGGCCAAAGGCCAGGACGAACGAAGTTCCCTGGAACTGCCTGACGCGAGCGTGAGCCGCCTGGAGTGCTGAAGGCACGAAGGGCGAGCGAACGTGAAGCGTCTGAGTAGTGGTGGTAGTTTAGTTAGTCTCCTGCTTTGGGAAGGGAAACATATCTACTATCGTAGATATGGCTCTTACCAAGGTAGGGGAGGAAGTAAGCTGCCGCCGCTGCGCTTCTTACTCTATATGGGTCTTACCAAGGTAGGCCCGATAAATAATGACAGGTCACTCGCTCAGGCAGCATAGTGGTTCTGTAGGCGGCGTTTGAAGCCGTTTTTCGCACTTATTGATAAATAGATCGGACGCAGAGCATCACACAAGTGTCCTGAACCAGTTTTCGCGCTCCTCCTAATGGGAGGTCTCTGTGGGAACCCCGAGGTTGGTGATGCTCCCTCGGGGTTTCTTTTTGATTGGAGCATCACATGAACGACCATATCAGCGGTTCGCTGTTGGCAGCACTCATCGCGCTCGCCGCCTACAAGTACCTCATTCTAATCGGCAAGCCCGTCACACCCGGTACGCGACACGCAAACCTCATCTGCGGTCTGCTTCTAGCTGCGTCTTTTACGTGCTTCGTTGCTTGGAACATCCTTGCGTTCGGAGGTGCGGCATGAGGATCGCCTACAACAAAGAGGAGCGTGTACTTCGACTTACGTTCGATGTTCGCACTGACGATGCCGACTTCATCTCTGATCGCCTTGAATGGCTGCGCCCTGGATCGGCGGCAACGAGCGTGGAGTACATGCGAAACAGCCCAGCGGTGCTTCACAGCATGGAGTTCTGGAACATGGACCTGAACAAGTTCCTGCTCTTCAAGCTGACCTTTGGAGGTGCGGCGTAATGGCTACTCGCACCAACATCCCCGAACCCGTGCTGGAACTGCTCTGGAACGAGTACTGCTCGACCATCAAGTACCAGCGCGAGAAGAACAGCATCAAGGTCACGATGAACTTCGACGAGTACCTGAGCCTCTGGTCTATGACGCGCATCAACACGATGGCGAAGAAGATAGAGATGGGTCAGAAGTCCATCGACTACTACATGAAGAACAAGCTGTACGGACCAGTCTGCGGATGGGTCAGCCGTGAGGCGCGCATTCTAGGCGGCACAATGACGGTGGCTGATGCCAAGATCATGAAGGCCGAGGACAGCAAGCGCATGTTCCAGTTCCAGGTTGGTGACAAGCATGGTGCTTCGGCTCGCGCCAGCATTGGTGACGCCAAGCGCGGCAAACCTCAGAGCGAAGAGCATGTGAAGAAGCGCACAGCGGGGCAGATCGGCAAGAAGCGCGGTCCAATGTCGGAAGAGGCGAAAGCCAAACTCCGTTCCACCCGCGCTGCCAACAATGCCGCGAAGGAGAAAACCAATGACCTATAAAATCGAACTGGGGCGAGACGCCGCTTCCTACGGTAACGTAATCGGGACCCAGATTTTTAACGAAATAGGTCTGGTGAAGCTCACTTGTCCAACTATCCCAGACCTAATCGCCACCGCCACGTACAGTTCTAATCCCGACGCTTCGCAGTACGCATCTGACCTACTCGCACGGCTTCCTGAGGGGGGCTATCAGTGGCTCAAGAACCAGTGGCACCCGTTTCGCATCGAAGCGCAATGGAAGTGGAAGGAGGCAGGTGATAGCTTTGCCTCTCGGCTGATCGGAGGTCACTGCGTCACCTACGGGTATATCCTCAACGTGTACCTTGAGGATCAATCTCCAGCTATGCTGTTCAAGCTCACGTTTGGCGGTTCGCAATAGCCCCGTAGAAGCGCAGGAAGCCCCGAAGGCATCTCCGGAGCCTCGCTGTATGTGGCAACCCTCTCTGGCCCTGTACGGGGCGCTACGGGGCGGGGGCGGACTTGCGTCGCTTGGGAACGTGGGTGCCGGCCGCAAGCGCCTCAGCTCGTGCCTTTGCCGCAGCCTCTCTATTCAGCGCAGGCGGCCGATCAATGGCACTGAGCAGCCAGTCTTCGACCGCCGAATGGCTGGGGATGGGGATAGCCCTGAACAGCGCCGGTTCCGGCCACATGGCGTAGACATCCACCCTGCCGACGGCCATGTAAGCCATCAGCTTGTCGCCATTCGATTTGCCTTTGCCGTCTTTGCCCTTGAAGCCTTGCTCGTGCTGCCGACAGCGAGCAACCAGACCTTTGCCCGCCTTGCCCAGGTAGATAATCTCTGGGCTGGTAGTATCAGCCCTGACCACCCAGGCGTAAACGGCAGGCACCTTGTCTTCGCTTGCCCATTTGGGGCGACCATGATGGAACGCGAACCAAGGCGTGCGAGGGGAGCCGATAGACGTGGCGGTAAGATAGCCCACGGGTTCCATCATCCCTAGGATGTCCCGGTGGGATAGCTGATCCATCTTCTACGACAGCTTGTTGGCGTGCGTGATGGGGTGAACGTAGACATCACCTCGTAGCTGGGCCGCGCGTATCTTAGCGTCGAGCATCTTGGCCAGCGGCAGTCGCCCTTCCATGACTATGGTGAGGTCTTCACCATCCACCAGGATCGTGCGGATCATCTTGCCCGTGACGATCGCGCGTATGCCCTCGTTGGAGTATGAGTTAACCGAAATGAACACTCCACGGCCGTACATCTTGCCTTCGGCCTTCATGGCAAACTTGTATAAAGCCTCAGTGCTGATCGAAGCATCCTGCCACTTGGCCTCAGTGATATAGTTTTCACCCTCGAACTTGAACGCGCCATCGATCTGCTCACCGACTAGGCGAAAGCCTTCGCTCATCGCGACGCCCTGCTCATCAAACAGCTTCTTCAAGAGCTTCTCGAACTCATATCCGCGCTTTTGTGGTTTGATCTTGCCGAGTGCTAATTGCTGAAACTCAGCGAGCAGGGCGCTACGCTGTTGCGCGGCCTCATGGACCTTGGATGCCTTGTCGGCCGCATGACGCTGTGCGCGAGTGGCCGCGTTGCGCGCGGCCAGCATACGGCGGAGTTCAGCCAATCTCTCTTCCGCATGACTGCGATCGAGTTTAGCTTGCTGGTCGAACCAGTAGGGATCGAAGTACGTCCACTCATTGAGGCGGCTAAGCATCGTCTGGAATGTGGTGTAACCTCGATCCGAACGCCTTCCCAGCCGGTCAAAGACCTCGGCAACAATCTCGTGCCGCTTTAACTCAGAATTGGGCGCTCGCACGATGGACAGGTCAGTTGCTTGGCAGCCAGATTGATCCATGAACTTGATGATATCCGCCTTCCGCCAGAACAAGGCGAGGATACAGTCGCGGATGATGCTTTTGAGATCGAGTGGGAATTCAGGTGCGTCAGGCATGTCTCGCAGCATGGTCGAGGTTCGCCGTGTCGGCAAGCCTAGGCTATCCGTGACCGATCGTGCGTCGTCGCGGCCCGGTTAGGCCCTATCCGGCGTGCTGGCGGTCAGCCCCTTTACAATGCCGTCCTTGATCGACGTGAGCAGCTTGCTCTTGGCGAACTCCACCAAGCCCACGGCACCGGCACCCATGCTCAGCCCGACACCAAAAGCGGCCGCAAGGCCCGTGACGTATTCGATCGTGTAGACGACACTGCCCAGGACCGCGATGCCGCTGATAGCGATGTTGTAGACCAGTAGCTTGTTCTTGCTTTCCGTGAACACGACGATGCGGACAAGCAGGCATGCCAGCGCCGCCACCACTACGGTCCAGGGGATGCCGCTGCCTGCGATAGTCTCGGGTTTGGCTGCGGTTTCTGCCGCGTATGCCGCACTACTGGCGGTGGCCACGACGAGGAAGGTGGCGAGGTTGCGTAGCGCGCGGAGGCTCATTGGCCTCAGACCTTGTGGAACGCGATAATCGCGCTGATCGCAGCAAGGATGCCTGCCGAGGAGCAGAAGCGTAGGACGCGGTGCTTGTTCTTGTTGAGGGTGCTGATTTTCAGCGTGTAGATGGTCATCCAGGCGATAACCGGGAGAGCGATGACGCTGTTGACGCCGTTCTTGAGCGCCAGCAGCATTTCCAGTGTCTCGGTGGATGTCTCGCCCCAGGCCATCATGTAGGCGGCATCGGCGGCGCATCGAACGCTGGCACCAATACCGGCCAGCGTGAACGCGAGGTGGAGCCACCAATCGATACTGAAAAGCCGCTGGCGCACTAGATTTCGAAGCGCCGTGAAAACCGTCCCTCCGCCGATCATGCTGATGAGCATGAGGCTGAACAGCGCGGCGGCGTACCACCAACCCGACCCCTGGAAGCTGGGCGGGTATGGTGATGTCACCATATGCTCGATGATCGCGCTGGTGTCAGGCATCGCGCCTCCGGGGCAGCTTCTCCGTCACGGCATCAGCGATGACGGTTGCGACGGCTGACTTGACCACGGGATTGCTGATGAGGCTCTTCGCCGCCTTGAGCAGCTTATCCAGCATTGGTGCTGTCCGTCACAGGAGTTGGCATCGGATTGTAGTTGATGGTCGTTGCTGGCGTGTATCGACTCATCAACTGAGGAAGCTCATACCGTGCGCTGCTCAGATTGTTGCGGATGCTGTTGATGATGCGCTGGGCATCCAATGGCAGGTCCGCTGCCAACGTGGACTCAATCTCAGCCAAGTCGGCGTCAAATTGAGAGATTTTATCCTGGACAGCCTTGAGAGCTGCTTTTTCGCTCTCCTTAACTACCGTCGCTGCTTCGTTGATATCAATGGTCTTTGCCATGTGAGGTGTTTCCCTTCTGTTATGATCTCCATTTAATTAGCGGTGGAGCGTCACTGCTCCACCGATGTTACACCCAGCGATTGCCCCTGGATGTTCGTACCTATGTAGCGGTCAACCAAGACCACGTAGTAGGCACTCTGACTACCACCTGTATTGTCGGTATAGGTAAAGCTGCCGCCGATGTTGTCGCTGTTGCTGCCCGGTTCGTATTGGCCAGCACCAGGGCTACAGCTATTGCTACCGTTGATCCTCTGCTCCGCCAGCAACGTGCCGTTGGCATCGGTGCCGCGATACAAGCGAACTGTCGCATAAGGGGTATAGGGTGTAGGACAGCCGCCAGTGATGCGCGTGTTGCCATTGAAGCTGTAACCAACTGTGACCACGCGACTGCGACCATTGCTGCCAAAGGTCCCGGTCGTTACGCTTGCGTTGCCTGCCGTTGCGGTAGTCTGAACGGAGTTCTTCAACACACCCGCACTCAGCGAGCCGCCAAAGTAGGCGGAACCATCGGTCTTGAGGTAGTAAGTGGCATTGCTTTCAGAGCAGTTGGAGAAGCTATTCTGGACGGGGCCAAACCATTCGATGAACTGGTTGCTGGACCCGAACCCCACGCCCTGAACCTTCATTACCGAGCCGTTGTTGAACACGATGCGGGCGTTGTCGAGGTCGAAGTAGGCTTTGCCACTAGTGCTCCGCACCAGCCCAGCCGTGACGGTTCCGATGTTGCCGCTGATCGCACTCAGCGACCCCACGTTCATCTTGTCGGCGGTGACAGTGCCAGTCGTGATCCTGTTGCCGTTCATGATCGTTCCACCGTAGTGGATGTTCAGGTTACTACCGCCCCACCAGGAACCGATATGAACGCGGTCTGGCAAGCCGGGGTCAACCTGACCAAACGAGATGTTGTTCTGGCCTGGGAACCAGTAGAAGAACTGGTGAGCGCCTGCGCCGCCGGTATTGCCCTGGTTGATGTAGGTGACGACGCGGTTGTTGTTGTCATCGAACCAGTAGATATAGCCCTGATCCCAGTAGATCCAGTTGTTGGTGGGATTCCACTCGAAATTCAGACCAATGGTGCCGTCGATGCGGTTGTTGAGGGTCAGCTTGTTGGCGGTAATCGAGCCGGTCTTGATCGCGCTGCCCTTGATCTCCGTGCTGTCCCTCCAGCTATCAAGGGTCGTGCCGCCCTGGATGAGGATGCGACCGGGATTGATCGTGGTGGCAGCTTCGTTGATGCGCGCTGCCGGATCGGTCTGGCTAAGGCTGTTGTCCGCGTAGCTGGTGAAGTCCAGGTTGGTGACCCTCGCGCCAGCAAGTCCTGCTAGCACGCGAGCCTGAAACGGCCTGTTGGCCGTGGTAGCGGTGGTGCGGAACAGCTTGCTATCAGCATACCAGCGAACGTAGCGGCCATCGTAGGTGATCGCCCAAACGGTGCTAGCAGAGAAGCTGACGCCAGCCTGACTGCTGCCAATGCTGATCCAACTGCCGTCCTCACCCACATACCAGCCACCGTCACCGCTCCAGTGGACACGGAACGCTACGCCATAATTCCAATCGTCCGCGTTGCTGCCTGCGCTGCCGGGAACACCCAAGCCAAAGGTGGTCCTTGGAGTGACCAGACGACCACTGATGGAAGCGCCGCCCGTGAAGGCTTCCGCACTGTAGTAGGCGGAACTCCAGTTTTCTCCACCCGCGATGCGCGCCACGCTGCTACCGGTGATCGCGAACTCCGCTGGTCGCAGGGTGCCGTAAGGCTTGAGGTCCAAGTTGCCGTTCAGTGTCGCGATGCTGACACCGCTCTGGCCTACGGTGATCGTGCCGGGAAGGCTGGTCGCGGTGTTGAACTTGTCGCCGGTGATCGTGCCGCCCTTGATCTTGTCAGCGGTGACGGCCTCGGCGGTCAGCTTATCCGTGGTGACCGCACCATTCTCGATAGACGTAGCACCGGCCTGCTGGAGCAAGCGCAGACCCGAGACGCGCGCATAGCCATTGTAGGTGCTATCGGCGTTGTTGAAGACGATGAACTCCACACCGACGACGTTGGGGCCTGTGGTGAATGACGTGGTGCCGCGCGTTAGGCCCGACTGAGCAGGAAAGCCCAGTGCGGCGTCTCCGGAAATACCACCGTCTGAGTTGTAGCAACGAGCGTATAGATTGATGCCTTGGTTGCTGGCATTGAAGCAGTCGACGCTCAGGGAGTAGTTCGTGCCACCCTTGATGCTGTTGATCCTATTCGTCCAAGCGTGCTGGCGTGCCGCGCCGGGAGCGGCTGTTGAACCACTCCACAAACAGATACTCTGGCTAGAGCCAACCTCGTTCATGGCAGGCTGGTAGTCCGTGGACTCCTGATACCAACCACCGCCACCAGAGCCAGGGGATAGGTCACCGGTATAGACGCCGATGTTCCTCCAATACTTCACGTCACGGAAGAACGGATCAGCGCACACGTTGTCCGTGTTACCAACAGCCAGCTTCGTCGCCCCGATGGCACCAGCAGCAATCTGCGCTGCCCCAATCGTGCCCGCGAGGATTTCGTTGGCTGTTACTGAACTCGCTGCCAGTTGAGCAGTGCCGATTGACTTGGCAACCAGCTTGATCGCATCAACGGTTCCGGTAGTCAGCTTGCCGCCGTCAATCGTTGTGGTGTTGCGATTGATCTGCTTTGCTGGATCAGTGTTGCTCAGCGAGTTGTCCATGTAGGGCAGGAACTGGATATTCTTGACGCCGTTGCCGACGGCGTAGGCATTGAAGCCTGCGTACATCGTCCAGCCCGCCAATGGCAGAGAAGTCGAGGTGTAGAACGCCACACCATTTTTCAAGTAGCGGACGTTCACGCCATCGTAGGCGATGGAGTAGACGCCAGCACCGCCCGCAAATGGACCAGCGATCCGCGCACCACTCTCATAGATGTCAACCTGTCCGTCACCGCGTTGGTAGGCGGAGTATTCAAGTTGGCCATAGCTGTCGATGTTCTGGCCGTTGTAGGACAAACCGATGAAGGTGTCTCCTCCGACGAACTCGCCGGAAACGATGGCGCTGCCCGTGTAGCTCTCACGGGTCCAGATGTTGACCTGCCAACTATTATTGAATGCCGACTTGGTGATGCTGTTGCCAAGCGTCTTAAAGCCGCTCTGCGCGTCGTAGAAGGTGACACTCGTACCTGCGTTATCAGCAGGACGACCAGTACCTGTGACCTTGCGCCAATCGGCGGCGGGGTAGGTGTCTAGGACCGTCTGCGTGACGTTGGTGGGCGCGGCGGTATCAAAGCTGATGCTCCAGCCCTTCTCGTAATTGGCGCGACTGTAACCGCTGTAACCACCCAGAAAGTCCCGGACACGCACCTGTGGATAGGACCAGCTTTCGTTGGCCTCGCCAATCCAGATAGCCGCTTTGCCGTCAGTGGTCATGCCAAAGCGGACCGGGTACTCCACGTTGCTACCGCCGACGACTTTGGCCGACACGTTATACCAAGTGTTCGTGCTGTAGGTGTAACCAGCGATGTCGAGGGTACAGCTTAGGCCCTGCTGGTATTCGTAGATGTCCACGGTGAACTTCATCATCGTATTGATGAAGCCCTGCGGGAGTGTGATCTTGAGAGCGCCGGTCTTGGAACTGTCAGTGGTCTGGTAGATGCCGCCATCTGGTTGGCGGATATTGCCGTCGCTGTTGTTGCGAACGTCGCTATCCTTCAACGTCGCCCCCGCACTATCCAGAATGTCGCCACCCAGCTTGGGCTTAGACGACGAGTTGAAGTTCTTACCCCAAGCACTCCACCCAGACATCGTGATTGCGTAGCGCTCGTAGATGTTGTTGAGGCTGTCAGTCAGCGTCTGCTTGACTGGACCGCCGCTGGTATCACCCCACTGGACCACCGTGACGAGGTGGCCGTAACCCGACGACCCGGAGGCTGCGAAGCTGGAGGACTTGAACTCCTGATATTCGCCTCGACCCTTGGCGTAGTAGTAGCTGGGCAGTTCGTTGGCATCGCGGGTGTCAGCAATCGAACCAGCGCCTTCTTTGATACCACTCAGCTTGGCCGCTTCCGTGGAGTTGATACCGCTGAGGCTGGTAGGCTTACCGGATACATCGCTGTAACCAACTGCCTTGGTCCATGCGCCATTGCTCAAGCGGTATAGTTCACCGCCGAACATAACCACGCTGCCCCCCGTCCAAGTCGACGGAGTTGGAAGACTGGTGACGGTCTGGATGGGCGACACGTTGGGTGCGAAGTCGCTGACCACGATACCACCAGCGGTCGTAAAGCTGATTGCGGCTGTTTCTGCCGAACTGTTGCCACTGGTGTCATAGGTCGAGACAGTGACACTGTATGCGGTCGCTTTGGTCAGCCCGCTCAACTGAACACGCGACACACGGTTAGCCGTTAGGTTGACGTTGCTGTCGCTGATGACCGTGCCGTTCAGGAGCAGGCGGACGCGCGCACCAGCTAGGTCGTTATCAGCGGGAGCAGTGAACTCGATGGTCGCACCGGCATAGGTTATGTCCTTGGCCGACACAGCCGTGGCCAGACCGGGAGCGATCGTATCCTTGGCCGTGGTAATTGCCACTTCTGCGCTGAACCCGCTGCGGTTACCTGCTTTGTCGAAGGCCGCTACCTTGGCCGTGTAGTTGGTATTGCGGGCCAGAGCCGTGCGGCTGTAGCTGGCCGAGGTAGTGGTAAACTCCACGTAGTTGCCGCTGCCCTCGCGGATCGCGATGATGTAGCCCGCCAGATCGGTGGCGCTGACCGCATTCCAAGCGGCGTTGAACGTCACACCCGCATCGCTGAGCGTGCTGCTCAGGGCCAAGCCTGTGGGAACGGCTGGAGCGGTGGTATCCGTGAAACCCGAAGCATCGAGGGTGCCCAGCTTGGCAACCAGATCGTTGACGGCCACGCTTCCCACGCTGGAACCCGCTGGAGCGCCGTAGGTGGCGTTGAGACGCGCGCCTAGCTGAACCCAGTCAACTTCCCACGTCTCGCCGTTCGTCTGGCCAAGATCGAAACGCAGACGAGTGATTGTGTTGTTGATGTAGTCAGTGCCGCCAGCCGTCAGGCTGTTCATGTCCCACTCAACAATCCTCCACTCGTTTTGAACGAAGCCGGGATTGACAATGCGCTTGGTGTAACCCTCACTGTCAGAATGGCTAGAGGTGCCGTAATAGACCTGTCCTTGCCAACTGGGCTTGGCGGCGGTGGAGCGCACCCTTGCGCGAATGACTGAGATGCTTTTACCGGGCTGACTAAGCGCAATCGAAAGAATGGGATCGTTAGAGGTGGCGGTAACACTCAGAACCCCATTCGACACGCTAAGGTTCGCTGTGTAGCCAGTGAAACCCTGGACCGTGTTGTCATCGAAGCCGTAGGTAACGGTGGCGCTGTAGGCACCGCTGGCGTTCAGCACCTCATCGCGGCCAAGCGCGTTGCCGTTTTCGTTGGTGAGGTTATTGCCAAGCTGGGCACCAACAGTGGCGTTGTCCTGCGGGCGCTTGCCATCAGTGTCGGTGACGTTCTTCCAGTCGGTGACCGTGATGACCTCGGCAGTCTTCACGCTGGCCATGACCCAGGGCGAGTAGACGGCGCTGCTCATGCGGAAGCGTGCCTGAACCTCCACGGTGATGCCGGGAGCGTTCGAGGTGAAAGTGAACATGCCAAGCTTGGGATCAAAGAGCGCAGCTTGTTCAGTCCAGGCGTCGGTGCCCTGAGGGCGGCTCTGAATCTGGATGCCCGAGACGCGACCGCTGAGTTCAGGCGTCCAGTTGACGTGGACCTCCGAGACGTTGACGGCATTGGCACCACTGTAGCTGTCGCTGGTCAGTGTCAGACCGGAAGGGCTGATCGTCGTGCTGGCGTCATAGCCCTGCGGACGGATCGAAGCGGGTAGCGGCTTCTCCTCGCGATCCCATGCGTAGATCGCTGGGTCTTCCTCGCGGAGCGTCATCTGGAAGAACAGGTCGTGCGTCTCGGCCTGCTCCATGACGCGGAACAGCTTGTTGTTCCAACCCTCGGCAGGAAGGGACAACGTGATGACACTGCCGATCTCCACGGCGAACGCCTTTGGGCCAAAGGTGGCACTGAACATGCCGGGGCAGAGGTATTCGCGAAGCAGGAATTGCTTGGCGATGCGCTGGCAGGTTTCCGCCCTGGATACCGCGCCCAGGTCCAGGCTGAGCGTGCGGGGGATGCCATCGGCAAGCGGCGGCTGCTCAATGGGGTCGCCCCAATCGGCGAGCTGGTAGAGTTCTTCGGGCTTGGCGTAGCGACCGCGAACGATGTTGTAGCGTTCGCGCGATGGGGGAGCGGGGTTCCAAACGTAAGGGCTGCTGCCGTTGGCAGGGGCAACGAGGTCGTCAGCCGTGAAGCTGATCTTGGGACCTGCGGTGTCGTCGTAGCCGCCGACGAGGCAGTAGGTGCCGCCGCGATCGGTCAGCTTACAGCTACCCATCGTAGCCGTGATGCCGTTGATGACCGTCTCGTGGCTGTCCGCGGTCGAGAAGATGCCGTCCACGGTGTAACGCTGGACCGTGCTGCCAGCCTGCGTGGCCACGCGCTCTTCGCAGAGGTTGGCGTAGGTGCGGAAATTGTCGAAGTCGATGCGGTGAGCGGGGATGCCCATGCCCCACACCAGCTTGCCGTTGATCCTCCAACCCAGGAGGTATGTGAGCAAGGCGAGCGCGGGATTGCGGCCAAGCTCAACCGAGCCGTCGCGGAATACGTAGGTGGCCTGATCGCTGGCACGATGCGAACCGCTGCCGCCGCGCGTGCTGTCGCGGCGAGGATCATAGAGCGGACAGCCCTCGACGATCGCGGTGAGGCGCTGGGGAACGCCGCTTTCCCAGACCTTCTCGTCCAGCTTCCAGAACGGCACGTAGTAGGCGCAGCCCGTGAAGGTGCTGGCGCTGTTCCAGTAGCGACCCGAACCAACGGAGAAGCCATTGCCGGGCTTGCCCTCGGTTACGACACGGAAGGGGTTGTTGGGTGCGAAGCCGTCGCGCTTGCTGACGAACGAACCGTCCTGCCAGACCAGATCATTTTCGGTGTAGAAGCTGCGAAGCGCGTTGATGCGGTGGGACGCCAGGGCGATGACCTGGACGTATCCGTCCTTCTTGGTGGACGGCAGATCGATGTCGCCCTCGAAGAAACGAACGTCCTGACCGGCTGCTGTCGTACCAAAGACGATCTTGCGGGCGGCGGTGGGAACGACGCTGGTGTTGAGCCTGTCCACCAGCGATTGCGACATGCTGGGCGCTTTGCGGAACATCGAGGCGGCGGCTGTGAGGGCCATTGTCAGACCCATGCCGATCAGCGCGGACGAGATTGCCGCCGTCGCTACCGTCACACCCAGGGGGCCGGCGACACTGGCGAGGACGCCTGCGATCTGCGGGGCGAAGACTACAACCGCGACGGCGATTGCGATGACGGCTACGGTTTTGAGTACCTTCGCCATTAGCGCACCTCACCAGTGGAGGCCGCGAAGGGCAGCGTGAACGCCTTGCTACAGTCGGCGGTCGGCAGTGCGACTAGGCCGTTCTGCCCATGCTCTTCACCGACGAACCAGCTATGAAGGCCAACGCAGACACCAAGTGTGTTGCGGTCCTTCATCACGATATCGCCGCGCTGGGCGAATGCCGGATGCTTGCTCTGACCTAGCCAGGCCGTAGCCGTCTTGAGCAGCGTTCCTGCGCCATGCTCGCGAAGAGCAACTGCCGAACCAGCGCGATCATTGTAGGTGCCGCGAAATGCCTCAGCCGGATCGCTGCCAGTCATCGCCTTGATGGCGTCGCAGGCAAAGAGCGCACAATCGTTGGAACCCCACTTGAATGGTTCCTCGGACTTGCGATCAAGTAGGACGGCTAGACGCTCTTCCCAATCTGGAGCGCGGGCAAGTGTAGATGTTTCCATCCACTACTTAGCGAAGCGTGGTGACTCCTCAGTAGATGTTCACGCCATTAATCATCGTGCCGCCTGCGTCAAGGCGAGCCTGTACTACTGCCCATCCGGTCAAGTTCTGCTTGGTGGGTGCGGGATCGCCGTTGGCACAGCTTGTGGTATAGTCCTGACTGGCGTCGTTGGCATCAAAGCGCCTCTGGTCGAGGTAGTTGCTGCCCGTGGCATTGCTGATGAGCGATGCGTGACCTTCAATGGCCAGGGTGAATTGGTGGCTCAGGCCATCGTTGGTGATCTTGATGGTATCCATCGCGCCAACACGAACGCGACGGAATGCCCAAGTCGCTGGTGTGCCAGGAACCGATGGAGCGATCATCAGCGCGCGCCACAGGGTCGCGTTGCGACCCTGATACTCATCGGGATAGACCGATGCTGCGCTGATGGCGGTGCTGGGTGCGCTGGGAATGGCCAAGCTGATTTCCAGTGCGTCACTGCCGCTCATCGAAAAGCTGTTGTCACCGATGTTGAGGACGACGCCGTGAACAAGCGGATCAAACTCCTTGCCGTTGAGTACACTGTCGGTGCTGCCCTGAACTTCCAGCCTGTGCGAGCCAGTCCAGATATTGATTGTCTCGCTCTTGAACTCCAGCGAGGCCATGAGTGCCGTGGTGATACCCGCCGCTTCAAGTAGCGCGACTAATTCAGCGTTTGTACCAGAGCGCATTAGATGGCCTCCTTGGCAATGATGGAAGGAAATGTGGGATAGCCGTCTGTGTCGCAATCAAACGCCGGGGTGTCCGACGTTGTTAGACGAAACAGCCCGCTTGGATTGGCGAAGTTGACCGCTGCGCCGTTGGCGTAGTTCGCGCGCAACATGGGTTCAAACTCCACAAGAAGCTGACCATTGGCATCTGCGTTGACCGGCGCAGCCGTGACCCGGAGCAACTGGTCGCCAAGCTGAAAGAAGTGCCCCACAGATAGCCCGCTGGCCGCATTAGCTGCCCAGCCTGATAGCTTGACGTTGTTGCCATAGGCGTAGGCAGCCGCAGCTAGAACCCGCCCTGTAAGAGCGTTTCTGGTGCGAGCGCGGGGTGTGTAGCGGAACGTGCCTGCTTGTCCCCTCAGACTATCAAGCCATGCCTGGATGACAGTGGCCTGAGCGAGGTTCATCCGAGGCCACGTGAAATCCAGGTTCCACTGCGACGCGGTATGAACCACCTGTGTGGCATAGGTGTGAGGACTCTCCATCACCGCTTGACGATGGTTTAGTTGTAGCTTTTCGCGTGCGGGGGCTTTCGTGGGGAAGGATAGCGGATATGTTGCCATCCATTACTTAGCAGTACGGTACGTTGGCTTTCAGCTTGACCCACACCGTTTCGCCCCGCACAGTTGCTCAACAGACTTGGGGGGTTCCACTGCTATGTTGACTGCGGCGCTGGCGATTCTCCTTCAAGCTCAATCCGGCATGGGCGGACCTGAGTTGTGGAGGGGGCTGACCTACGGCATGACAAAGGGGCAAGCCGACGAGATCATGCCCCAGAAGGAAGTTGATCTTCTATCAAATTGCCGCGCTTCGGTCATAAAAGACTTTGCCGGAAACCGCCTGTCGGCAGTCGTTTTGCGTCCCAAATGGATACTGGCCAAGAACGACTGCTCGGCTCCAATCCTAGCAAGTCTCCAGCAGAAGTACGGAACGCCTACTCGAGACGTAATCACCGAGCCGGGAAATAGCTTGATGGCATCCGAGGACTACGATACCTATGTCTGGCAGACTGAAAAACTGTTTGTTGTTTTCAAGTCTCAGATCGGTGGCCGGAAATGGAACCTGACGTATCGGCTCCCCACCACCTCCTCCGTGGAACACGTGGACGGGTTGTAATCCGTGGCTTACATCCTCGGCCGCTGTAGCTTGCTCAGGGTGTGATTGGCCGCGTTCTGATTAATCAGGGGCATCATCTCCGCAATGGCAGCGGTGGCCATGGCTTTGACTGCCGCTGGATCGTTGCTGGTGATGGCACCGAAGGTCACGTTCATGGCAGGCTGACCGCCACCGCGAACGCTATCCAGCTTATGGTTGGGCGTAACGTGGAAGGGACCGCCAATATCGACCTCTTCCGGTCCATGCTCACCAACGAGGTAGCGGCCACGATTACCCATGCCGCCGTTGGCCTTGCCCGTGACACCGGGCTTGCCGGTGACTGCGCCCGTGATGCCGCTGACCAACGCGCCAAACAGCCCGCCACCGCCGCCGCTCGTACCGCCACCGAACAGGAGGTTGCCCAGCGGCTTGATGAGCATCTGCTGGAGAGCGATTTGAAGCAGGCCATCGATCACGGTGTCGGCCATGCTGGAGAAGGCATCGCCCAGGCTGTGAACGCCCTTGATGGCGTCGAGCAAACCGCTTTGTAGACCCTGTAGGCCCTGAACCTCGACGTTCTCCAACGCCTCGTTGATCTCGTCGGCACCCTGAGGAATGCTATCCAGATAACCGGCCATCGGCCCCATGTTCTGGCGATCAATCGACTTGGCCTCACCGGCTCGCAGCTTGGGGAGGAGGTCCAGACGTGCTTGCGCGATCTTCTTCTCGGCTTCCGTGCTGTCACGGCTGGCGATGATGGCTTCCAGTGCCAGCTTTTCTTGCGCCATGCGGAGGTCGAGCAAACGGTACTCAACAGCACGACGATCTTTCGCCGTGCGAGCCATGCCGCTCTCAAGTTGCGCCAACTCCTCAGCGTTGGAGAGGTCGGCGTTCTTTAGCTTCAACGCCTCCTGCTGATTGAACTCCGCTTCATCCAGTGTGATCTTCTGGCGGCGATTGGCGGTGATGCGCTCCTCAATTGCCTTGAGTTCATCGGCCTGTGACTGACTGTACTTTTTGCTGCCTTGTGGGCCGTCCTTGTCAATCTGGTCGATGCGGCTCTTGCGGTCCTGCTCAAGCTGCTGACGCTCAAAGTCGAACCGCTCTTTGCCCACGGTGGCCAGAGCGGCTTTGGTGTCTAGTTCTTCCCGTTCACTGCGGTTCTTATCAGCCTTGAACGCTTCGTTGTTGCGGCGTTGCTCTTCTGCCTCGCGATCAGCCTGCTTCTGTGCTCGCTCGGCTTCACGCTGCTTCTTGTTGCGCTCACGCTCTGCTGACTTTGCGGCCTTCTCGTCCTTGGGCTTGGGCGGAGCCTTGCCAGTGCCACGCTCGATATTGCGACCGGCCTTGATATCTGCTTGTACCTTACTGCCCACGCCCTGTAGCTGGGCATCGGTCAGACCCTTGCCGGTGAAGTTCCTGTAGTCCTTGCCGCCGTGAGTGCGGATGGCGCGGATCAGCTTGTCACGACCGGACTGGACCTTGGAGCGGTTGTAACCCGCCTCGTAATCATCGCCCATGTGCCACTGCTGGATGAGTGGCGTTTCGTGGAAGTGGGGCATGTTCTTGCCGCCAGCGCGATCCTGGGCGCGATTGATGACGCGCTTGATGCCATTCTCGATGCGAGTGCCGAAATTGTCGGCGTCGGCATATAGGTTGTGGGCGTTGTCGATGAAGCGGAGTAGGTTGCCAATGGTCTGGCGAGTGTTAGCGGCATCCCTGCGGATGAAATCGAACACGTTGGCGGCATGGTCACCCAGAGGATTGAATACGTTGTTCAGGCCCTCGAAATTGGCGCGGATATCGACACCAACCTCTTCTGCGACGTGAGTAAGCGACTCCATCATGTCGTTGCCCTCAGTCAGGCCCTCCACGATGCCGTTGCTGATGCCCGATCCGCGATCAAATGCGCTAACGAGGTCGATCAGGCTGTTCTCCATGAGAGTCTTGGACTGCTCAAAGGTAACGGGCAGTTCCTTAAACTCGCTATCTACTTGGGAGGTCATTTTGGTATCAACGAGCGAGTCATAGAGCATCTTGCTCGTCAGCTTGCCTTCGCTAGCCATCTTCTTGAGTTCTGCGCGACTGACACCAAGGCTGTCTGTGAACACGCGAACCAGTCGGGGAGAGGCATCCAGAATCTGACCCAGTTCTTCCCACTGGACGTTGGTGCTGCTGAGAGCCTGACCCATCTGGAGCGTGGCAGACTGGACGGCGTTGGTGTCAGCGCCACCTACCTTTAGTGCCTTGCTGAACGTCTCGACGGCGCGGGCATTGTCAGCCTGACTGCGACCCAGTTCCTTGCTGGTGGGCATGAACTTGGCGTAGAGGTCGCTGATGTCGCTGATGCCGCTGCGCGTCTCCTTGGCGATATCGCGGACATCGCGCATTGCGATGCCCTGGTTGCCAAACGTGGCAGTTGCCAACCGGGTCTGCGCCTCCATCTTCTTGGAGGCGTCGGCCAGTTCCAGATACTTCTTCGCACCATCGATGGCTTTGTCCGCAACGAACACGGCGGCGAAGCCTTTGACCGCCGTCGATGCGCGGTTCATGCCCTGCTCGATGGCGCGGCTTGCTCGATCTGTGCTTTTGGTAGCGCGCTCTAGCCCACTGATAAAAGCGGCGCTGTTAAGGGACATATTGGCGTATAGTTCGCCGATCTTCTGAGCCATGGACCCTCCCGGAGTCGTGATGTTGACGCGGGAGAGTCCTGTTGACGTGCCGCCAACTACTTAGTTGGCTTGGCCTTCTTTGGTGTTCTGGGCTTGCGTGGCGTCTTCCCTGGCGCGGGCAGTGTGGCCACTTCCACGACCTCCTCACCAATCACCTCATCGGCTTCCAACCTGACTGTCTTGCCCATGAAGAAGTCTTTGATGTTTTCGTCCAGTTCCTCAGGCGTGGGATCAATGGTCTGGTGGCGTTGTGGATCGCGTTCGATAAAGCGCGGGGCTTTGCTGCCCTTCTTGGCGTTTATGTTGAAGAGGAGGTTGAGACCCAGTTCGGTGCGATGATCTTCGACCAGACAACCCCAGGGTTCTAGCTGATAGAACGCATACCAGCCGGTAAGCTCTTCGGCTGTCATGCTCTCCAACTCGGCTAGGGTCTTACCCAGACCCATAGCCAAGCGGTATTGGAACAGCTTTCGAGGATTAGACCTCAGTCTTTTTTTTCGGCCTCGATGAGCGCGTTGGGATTCTTGTCGTAGTGGTTGATCTCGTTGACCGCTTCATAGATGCGCGTGACTGCCAATTTGGACCACTGACCAAAGATGGGAATGTCCTGCTCCGTGAAGATGGTCTGGCCGTTCTCATCAATGATGCTGTGGACGATAGCGAGGATCGCCATATCCAGCGGTGCTGGTTCGGTAAGGCCCTTCCGCTCATCGGCTGGCAGGGCTTGGTCAAACTCCCAGTCACGTACCGCGTCCTGGTATGCCCAGATGCGTTCAAAGTACGCCGTGCGGGTGTTGACGCTCATCTGCTGGATGCGGACCTCGGCGTCCGGTCCCATTTCTGGAACCGGAACGTCACGAGTGGGCAGCTTAGCCGATAGAAGCGCAGAGCGGCTGAGCAATAGGGCCATTAGACGCCTGCTGCTACGGTTTCGGTCATCGCGCCGGTGACTTCCAGGTTGCTGGTGGCCTTGACCACCTCGTCCTGATTGCCGCCACGCTCAAAGGTCAGCACGTAGGCAGTGAACTCGTACTTGGTGCCGTCGCTAAGGGTGACGCGGAACTTGGTAGCTGCGCGGGTATTGCGAGCGGCGCGCATAGCGGCCTGACCAGCATCCTTGGGGAGGAAGATCAGCGAGACACTGACCTGACCCTCATCGGGCAGGCCCATTGCCTTTTCCTTGGCATCGCTGTCGAAGTCCGTGGTGTCGATGACAGCCGCGCTGCCGCCGCCCATGCCGCTGAAGTCGGTGAAGCCTTTGACCTGAACGTAGGTGCTTCCCGAGGTGTTGATTTCCAGCTTGGTCTTAGCTGTATTGATTCCTGTGGCCATTGTTGGCTTCTCCTTATGGGGCAGGCCAACAAACGGGCACTGCCATCTACTTATTCCTTGTGGCTGACCTTGAACTCCAAGTTGATCCGGGTGAGTGCGACATTGTTGGTGAGGTCGCTCAAGTCCTGCTCGTTGACCAGTTGGCAATCATCCAATGTGTCATCGCTGTAGCCATCCAGCTTCTTTCTGATGCTGCTGGCCAGTGATCGGGCGAGGTCGAAGTCCAGTGCGTACACGTCCACCCTGAACGTGGGCATCGCGTTGCCAGTGGGGCCATCGAAGTCGCGCAATCTGGTAGTGCTGACGCGGCTGTAGATGACGAATGGCGCTTTCACGCCCTGTGGCGCATTCACGGGGAAGACGCTGGGACAGACAGTACGTAGAAGAGAGGTTAGCTTGGCCTCGATCATGTGCGGGCCTTTCTGGCCGCTTTGTCGATGGCCTTCTTGAGTTCATCCTGTAGTGCCTGGACGACACGACCCGCCACTTCATCGATAGCGGGCTTGAACCACGGCCTTGCGGGTTCATGCTCAGTGCCAAACTCGCTGAACCGACCCCAGAACGCGCTACCAGTTGTGACCTTGTAGCTGACTGTGTGTTGCCTGCGGCTGCGGACCTTGCGCGTCTTGATGTTCTGCTTGAGCCGTCCATAGTCGGCGCTGTTCTGAGTGCCGTCCTTGTTGCGCCAAGTGCGTTTGGTGGGTTGATCGCCCTTGGGAGCCTTGGCCTTAACGGCATCCCGCATCACGTTGGTAGCTTTACGCAGGCCCTCTGTGCCAGCCTTGGTCGCCACGGGTGGTCCAAGCTCTTTGAGAGCCTTTTCCAACTCCTTGAAGCCGTCCATGCGGAAGTCCTGACGGCTGGCCATCAGATCGCCCTCACGAGCAGCGCCAAGCCCTCGCGATTACCTAGTTCTTCCACCTGGACGACGGAGTAGCGACGATCACCGCACGCCACCTCCATGCTGGCCGTCACGTCTTGGCGCCATCGGATGCGGAACTTGGCCTCAATGGCGTCGGTCATGCCCGCTGCGCGGGTGGCCTCTCGCAGATTGAGGCTTTCCTGTGCCGCCCAGACCGTTCCACCGCTGCGCCAGCCTATTTTGGTCGTGCCGGTGTCGCTTACCGTCTCGACGGGGCGGTAGAGGGTCAGGCGGCGATTGAGCGCCCCTGCGTCGATCACAGCACACCCAGGCGATAGGGGTTCAGGAGGCGGTGAAAGGTCTTCTCACCGACGGTCTGACCCTCGCGGTTGCGATAGAGGTCAGCGACGAACACGGCGATGGCCGCTTTGATGCCCTGTGGGCATGTCTCAGGGATGAGGATCAGGCCGGTATAGGCTTCCGCCTGTTCCTGGGCGCTGCGGATTAGAAGATCAAAGGTGCTATCCTCATCGTCAGTCTCGACGCGGCACCAGAGTTTGACTTCCTCAGCGGTAATGACGGGGATGGTTTCCATCCACTACTTAGTCAAACGCGCTAATTGCCAGGAGCGACAAGCCTCACCGCGCGTTACCTTGACGCAGGCACAAGCCTGTAGCTTTATGAGGATGCCCTATGGCTCGCCCTGTCACTCAGATTGCCGACGACCTGGAAGCCCTGGAAGGTACACTGCGACTTGCCTTCACTGAGATGGATCGCTTGATCCGTGAAGGACGCAACGAGGATACTGTCATGGACAAACCTGGTGCGAAGATGGAGTTCTACGCTGAGGATGGCCGCGAGCTAAACCTGTCAAAACTAGCAGCGGAACTGCGTGAACACGCGGCGAAGGAAGACTGATAGAAACGTCGAGAGTAGCGTAGAGAGAGGGGCGGATTTCTGCCCCTCTCTCTAGGGGTTCAGCTTATGCCGACACCTTGAGCGTGATGAAGGCCTGCTTGTCCTTGACCATGCCACCCAGGCGCTTGGTGCTGTAGAACAGCACGAAGGGCTTCTTAGTGAATGGATCGCGGAGGACGCGAACGCCGATGCGATCAGCGATCAGGTAGCCCTGCTTGAAGTCACCGAAGATCATCGGCAGCTTGCCAGCAGCAACAGCGTCCATTTCGCCCAATTCGGTCACTGCGTAACCGGCCAGGGTCGAAGGCTGACCAGCGACAAGCGAAGGCTGCCACAGGTAGTTGCCGGTGCTGTCCTTGAGGGTGCGAACCGATGCCATGGTACTGGACGCACAAGCAAAGCGGGCGTTTTGGCGGTAAGGCGATGCCAGACCGTAGATCATGCTGAACAGGAAGTCCGCGTTTGCGGGCAGGTTAGCTGCCACGCCAGTCTTGACCTGTGCGATGCCGTCGGTGGCAAGAATGCCCTTGGGCTTGTTGACGCCATCGCCTGCGATGAACGCTGCGTTCTCCTTAATAGCGAAAACACGAGCCACTTCCTCGGTGAGCAGCGCTTCCACGTTGACCGAAAGGTCATCAAGAGCGCGCTGCGATACGCCGGGGTTGGCGTAAATCTCGCCCATTGGGACGCGGGTCTCGCTCAGAGTTGGCGTTGCGGTCTCAGGACGCGCATCGGTCTCACCAACCCAGCCAGCCTCGGTGCCGTGGAGATTGCTGAGGAAGCGGTAATCGTCGGTGGAAACTTGGACGACGCTTGCCAGCGCACGGATCGGGCTGAGGTACTCAAGCTGGGTAAACAGACCAGCCTCTACCTGCTTGGGCAGCAGATAACCGCCGTTAGCGCCCTCTGGGGTGCCGCCGGTGTTGGTGATTGCCTTCTGCTCCAGTGCCTCCAGGTTGCTGTCGATGCCCTTACGCATGAAGCCGTTGAAAGCCTTGGCGTGTGCGTCCTCGTCAGCGTTGACGGTTGCGCCTGGACGGTTGGACTTCTTCGCAACGTCAGTGACGGTGGACTGAAGACCGGCAACCACTTCGTTAAGGCGTTCCAGCTTCTCGGTGGTCAGTACGTCTGCGCTGCCCTTGCTTTCAATTTGAGCAATGCGGCTGTCGTTGGTGTTCTTGAACTCCTCGAAGGCGCTGGCCAGCGAGGCAATGTCATTGAGATCGGCCATTATGGGCTCCTTTGTCTCGGTTGTTTTCACGCAACTGAGACGCCAGAATCCCTCCGTTCCTCGTTTGCTAATCTACTTATCAAACAGCGATCATGCGGCGCGCATCTTACCGATCAGGCTGCTAATTGCGTCACTGACCGCCTTCTTGTCCGCCAGTTCCTTCTTGCTCTCGAACTGGCTGGCGACCGCGATGCTCTCGCTCTTTGACAGTCCACAATCGCGAAGTAGCTGTTCCAGATCGCGGACACTCATATCCACACCTGCGGACTTGACCGCCTGGACGCGGGCCTTGACGTTTGCTGGTAGGGTGACGACACTGACCTCAATGAGGTCAACTGCCGTTAGGGTGCGAAGTGGGTCATCCTGCGTGGCGCGTAAGTCAAAGGACTTGGCGCGGAAGCCGATACTCAGTCCGCTGATCGCGCCGCTCTTCAATGCCGTGTAGGTGTCCCGACCCATCGAGGTATCGAGAAGCTGACCAGTGACCTTGAGGCCGTGACTGTCCTCTTCCATGCCAGTCCACACGCCGATGGGGAGGCTATCCCAGGCATCGTGGTTCAACAGCATCAGTGGCAGCGTTCCAGCCGCCTTATGCTCTGCTAGGCTCTCCGCGAACGCACCAGCGGCAATGACATCGCCGTAGCTGTCCACGTTACCAAAGACGCTGCCATAGCCGCTGAACGTCATCTTGCCGTCAGCCTCGTCTACGCCGTCGATCTTACATTCCAGGCGCGCGATGGCCTTCTGCTCAATGGGGTTCACTCTGCTACCTCGTTATTGTTGTTGTTCTGGGAGGTGGGATTGGGGGCCTTGTTGGCTCCGCCGAATAGGTTGGCCGCTGGAGCCAGTTCGTCCGCAGCAGGATCAAGACTGCGCGACATGTCTTCCTTGGCGCGAACCTCATTGGCCGTAATCGCGCCAATGGTTCGCATCGTCTGGTAGTAGGTGGCTCGCTCGGTGTGGCTGGCGCGCAGGAGTGCGTTGGCGTTGAGCTTGATGCTGTAGCCAGCCAACAGTTCGTCGCGGGTAAGAAGCGCCACTTCGGCGCTCTGCTCAAACCGCTCGTACCACGGCATCAGTGTGTGGGTGAGGTGAGCAAGAAACAACTGCTCAACGCTGTTGTAGCTGGTGCTGTCCTCGCCCTCCATGACCATGATGGGCAGGACACGCATAAAACGGCAGATTTCTTTGATGAGGAACTTGCGCGTCTCGATCCACTGCGCTTCGTTGGCCGTGGACGTGACAGCCGTGAACTCCAAGTCGAACGGCAACATCACAGTCTTGTGGCTGTTGCCCGAACCCTGATGCTGAGCAGCCCACAGCGTCTTGATCTCGTCGCGCTGCTCTTTGGTCAGTGGCTGAGTGCCGGGACGAGTGGTTAGTAGACCACCCGGACGACCATTGTTTTCAAAGAAGCTGGTGCCAAACCGCTCAGTGGCTTGGCTAAGTCCGATTGCCTTACTGGCCAGACGGATCGCATCCATGCCGCGAACGCCATCCCAAGATGGACCGCGAATGTGCCAGATGTCGTCAGCAGGGACGTTGAGGGTCTTTCCACCCTGGAACGTCACGTCGTAACTGACAGACAAGTCATCGGCCTGCTTGACCGACACACTGTTGGGCAGGAGCGCGTAAAGCTCTACTACCTTGCCACCAACCCGGTTCTTGAACACATAGGCATTGTTGGTCAGTGCGAGGTGAAAACCGATCTGCTCGCGTAGTTCAAAGCTGGTCTGCCAGTCGTTAGGCTTGCGGTTTAGCAGGAAGAACAGCGGGTGCTCTTTGGCTTCAACGGGCGAACCCGCGCTGTCCTCCTTGAAGACCTTACAAGGGACCTGTGCCAGGCCCTCCGCAATGACACGAGCGCAGCAGATGACCGCTCCGACTTCAATGGCCGTCGATACGCTGACATCCTCGCCAGCAACACGGGCGTTGCCCATGGCGCGGAGTAGATCAACTGTCGTGGTAATGACCTGATCGCTCTTGCGTTCAAGCCCGAAATACTGGAGTAGTTTGCCCATCCATTACTTAGCAAGGACGGAAGAATGAACCTAGCCCAGTTTGCGTCACTGGTGGGTCCATCGATTGCGACTTTAATGGCTATCTTCGCTCTAGTGGTTGTGCGCGGAACCAAAGTCTCGGAATTCAGACAAAAGTGGATTGACGATCAGCGTGGCGACATAGCCGTTGTAATATCTGAATCCTCGAAGTTGGCTGGTACGTCGCCAGTCTCGGTGGGGAGCATGAGCGCCTTCGATCTGGCCAGCGCACGCATCAAGCTTCGTGAAAAGCCGCCTCAGACAGGTGTACGATGGCTGATCCGAAAAATTACCTTCAGATCGGTTGGGCCAGAATGGGCGCTACCGATTGCCGTAATCGACGACATCAGAGGCATCGTTCTCGGAACCTCATCCAACAACTTGGGCGACCAACAGAACGAGCTAATCAGGCTTGCGCGAATCAAGCTAAAAGGAGAGTGGGAGCGCGTTCGCGCTGGCGAGATCGGTTACAAGCTGCTCCTCCTTCTCGCCGCCTTGCTCGCCCTAGGGCCACTTATGCCTCTCCTCGCAGCAATGTTGGATAGCTTTATCCAGACAGGGAACATGCCTTCGCCATCACAGATGTTGAACAACTCGGGCTATGCGACGGGAAAATAGGCTAGTCCAGGATATCGATCCACACTTCTTGCGGAGCGGGAGCGGCAACAGATGCCAGACCTAGCGCCATTAGCAGCGATACGAAGCCATCGATCTTGAGGTGATCCTGACGCACTGGCTTGATGGGCTTGATAAATTCTCCATGATGCTTGGCTACCACGTTGCCCACCATCCAGCGCATCATGCGATTGCCAGTATGCTTGAGTTGACCCAGTGCGATCAGCTTCTCGAAACGCCCCATTGGTGGACTCATGTTCTGGAAGTTCTGTGGATAGGTCAGCACTGGCACGTCGTGCTGTTCGCGAAGCCGCTGGCTGAGGTTGGCGGCTTGCCACTGGTCAACGGCTACGCCCTCGACACGAAACTGGCCGCACAACTCCAGGATCTTGGCTTCCACGGCCGCGAAGTCCGTTTCGTCGTTGGGTGTGAGGATTAGGTCCGGACGTTCGCCAGCGGACCATTCCCGGTATGCCACGGCGTTCTTGGGGGATCGCTGGACGGCCATCTCTGGCAGCATGATCGTGGGATACAGGTGGTAGGTTGGCTCGCCACCCGTGGCGCTGGGCACCTCCACGAGCAGCACGATTGCCGTGGTATCGAGGAGGCGGCTAAGGTCGGCACCGATCCAGGCGCGATAGTTCTGCCCAACCGCGTCTGCGAATGGGATCGCGTCGCCATTGGCGTCCCAATCCTTCATGTTGACCCAAGCGGTGCTGCTGGACTGCCAGACGTTGAGGTGCTTGGTCAGTAGGCCGGGCTTCTCGCTGGGCACATCAAGGGCGGTTTGGTGGAGTTCGCGAAGGCGCGCTTCCGTGAAGCTGACGCCCACGTTGGGATTGGCCTTCTTCCAGACCTCGAAATCCCGCCAGTCGTCGTCTTTGTCGATGGTGTAGATGGCGCTGAAACGGCGAATATCGGTCAACTCACCGGATAGCACCTGCTCGCACTGCGCCTGGAGCAATCGGCAGTCACCGGCCTCGTTGAACCCTGCCGTCGTGATCGTAATGAGCAGCGGCTGGGTTCTGGCTCCCATGCCGGTTCGCATCGTCTCGCGCTGACGGGCGAAGTTGTCGTTTTCGTGCGCCTCATCCAGGATGGCGAGGTGGGGGTTCGATCCGTCGGGCGGATTGCCGATCATGGGTTCGAGGAAGCTGCCGTCGTGCGTCTCGATCTTTTTCTTGGTGACCCTGGCGCCCCAGTGGGTGACGAACGCAGGAGCCTTCTGCGCCATGTCTCGACAAGGCTGGAAGCAATAGTCGGCCTGCTTGAGGGCCGTTGCGCCGATGTAAACCTGCGCTCGCTGCTCGTAATCCGCGACCAGCATGTAGAGGGCGATCACGGCAGCGAACGTGCTTTTGCCGTTCTTCCTGGGGATGAAGATAAAGGCTTCGCGATGCTTGCGATGGCCCTGAGCATCCACGAGGCCGAATAGCGCCGTGAGTATCCATACCTGCCACGGCTCCAGCTTGAGTTTGAGCTTCTTGGCCGCCAGCGGGCCTTCCAAGTATGGGAATGTCTCCGCGAATTGGCAGACGCGCTCCACCTTGGCCGCGTTGAGCGTCCAGGTGTCGCCATTCACGTCATCGAGGAAGCGTTGGCAGGAGGTGCGGATTTGCCAGCAGGCAGGGATCAGGCCAGCGACGACCTGCTGCGCGTAGTGGACTGCTACGGTGGCGAAATGCCCTTTGCCCTGGCGCACGGTTAGGCGTCGGGCAGAGCGCCGTAGGGGTTAGCTTCTGCCGATAGGGGGTTGGCGATCGTGCCGGTGGTGGTGCGAGCCGCTAGACCGCTAATGCCCAGCAGTTCAGCCAGCTTGCGGACCTCGCTGAGGTATGCGCCACGGGGAACATCACCGCTGGCAAAGATGGCGCGGCACTGCGCTTCCAGGGAGCAATAGCGCGCGAACGTGCTGGCGTGGCTATTGTTGACGCCATTGGCGACGACGTGTTCGATCTCCTCGAACCACACGTCCTTGGCCGCTGCCGTCAGGTAATCGGGCATCACGGGCTTACTGGCAGGGCCAGTATCATGGGGTTGCTTTGGTTTTGGTCCTCGCTTCACCTACTACTTATGCGAGGATCGGGAGGTGGAACGGCATGCGCGATTTGGATGAATGGACGAAGCGGAATCTGCTCATCAACAAAGAGCTTGATGAGGCGGACCCGATCTGGGGGCAGCCTGCGCGAGTGTATAACTCTGTCCAAGGCGGATGGGTTGTGCTTAGCGACAGGTCCGGCACGTACATGTGCGCTCCCGGATTACGCGAGAGTATCCAGCATTGGTCGCCGGAAAAGAAGGCCAATCTGACATCGTGGATCAACGAACAAAACCGCCTCGGCGAACCTTTTCCGAAGTTGCTACCCCAAGCGCTTGAAGAGGCTTGGAGTGCCAAGCCCAAACGGTTTAGGGAAAAAGTCGACCAATTCTTTCGGTATCTACAATCCATTGGCTACAGGCCCGGTGATTACATACTGCCTAGCCAGGTTGAGAACTCCACGGACAATCATCCGGCCGAACATGCGATCATGCGCTGGACGGAGGCTGCGACAGAGCGGGAATTGAGAGGTCTGTTCAGCACTCTCGTCTCCGAAGGGCTGATGGAGAACCAACATGGTTTGCGGCTCACTGGACGTGGCCTAAGCCGAATGGATGATCTTGATGCGACCGGCGCGGAGACGGATCAGGTGTTCGTTGCGATGTGGTTTGGCGATGAGATGAGCGAGGTGTACGAGAAAGGCATCGTGCCGGCGTTGGCCGAGGTGGGCTACAAGGCATTTCGCATCGATCAAAAGGAACATGCCAACAAGATCGATGATGAAATAATCGCGGAGATTAGACGATCCCGCTTTGTCGTCGCGGACTTCACATGCGGTACTGTTCCTGGAGAGGGAGGCGCTGTTGGGGTACCGCGCGGTGGTGTGTATTATGAAGCGGGCTTCGCTCAGGGCCTCGGTATGCCGGTAATTTGGACGGTGCGCCAAGACCAGATTGGCCTTGTCCACTTTGACACCCGTCAGTTCAACCATATCGCGTGGACGGACGCCGACGATTTGCGCGTTCGTTTGAGCCGTCGCGTTGCGGCGGTAGTGGGCGAGCGGCGGGCTAGATGACATGGGGCGGCAAACGCCGCCCCATCAGTTATTCCCATCCTTGGTCCCAGAATACCCATGGCCTACGTTGCGGGACGTTCACTCATTGCTGGCGCGCCTTCTCACTTCAAATCGCGGGCGGGGGCACGGCAGCGAGCAGGATGGGCGTTACTGGGATCGTGACCACCGACCCCCATGAAGCAACGTCGCTTGCCCTTACGCTTTTACTTAGCGACGCAGCTATTGCGCCTGCCACAGACGGCGATACGTTGGCTAAATGGAAGAACGTGATGGCAATTCGCGGCAGCTAGGCCAGACTCCTGATAACAACATGAGCATTTCGCTCGACCAGCTTGGCGCGCCGGGGGTTCACGGTATCATTGAAATTGTCCCACTGTTCACAGATGAGCATGGGAAAGCACCCGAGCCGAAACAATGCCCGAAAGGGGTTCACGAGTTTAAGGTGAAAGCCCGCTTGGCTAAGTCGCCGGGTCAGTTGACCCTAAAGGGGGACTTCGGACTCGGCGACGGGGAGTCCTATCTCACGGTATCTAACGAGGTGGCTAGGCTGGAAGTTGGTGGCTTCGGCGGTCTTCTCAAGTTTCATCGGAACTCGCTGGGTGAACTATCGACAGTAAACGCTGACTTGTTAGCCGAATCGTCACAGGAAGCGCATAACCTCTTTGTAACTCAGCTAACGGCCTTTCTGGACAGATTAAGTTACCTCGCGTCAATACCATTGTTTGTTGACCTAGTGGTGGTTGCCGAGCCGGCAACTGACCGTCAGTCGATGTACTTTGTGTCGCCGCCGCGATCGTCGCAGATTAACGCTGGAGGTGAGACACTCCACGTAGAAATGGCTCCGGTATATGCCTTGTACAGAGAGGCGCAAAACTCAGTCAGTCCATACTATAGGGTCTTGTGCCTATTCAAGATTATGGAAGGACTACTTCTTTCGCTACGATCAGAGATGAGAAAGCGTGCCAGAAGTGCTGGGGTGGAACTCAACAAAGTTAAGTCTTTTGTACCAGATCATCCGGACTTGCCTAGCGGGCTTAAGGGTTACGTTGGTAAGCCAATCAAGGACGTCTTCGACAATTTCTTACAGAAGGAGTTTCGAGATGCGATGGCTCACTTCAATCTCAAGGGGCGCCATCCACTGAACGTGAGCGCCCATGATACGTGGCGCAGATTTGTCGACGTAGCTTTTTTGTCGGATTTGTGCGCTCGCGTTCTAATCGCCCAACACGAACAGCTTCTTACGTCGTTTGATGGTTCGCTGCCAGGCTTGAGATGAGGAGGTATTTTATCTCAGATTCGCGCCTTCCTGAGGGGGTGGTTGTGGCACAGAACGGGCATCTGGCAGATTATGACGCCCCCTCGTCACCGCTCCTCAACTGAACCGACCAGGACGCCCAAACCGGGTTCATTCAGGGCAGGGGCAACCAGAGTGCGTCCTGGTTGCTGAGGAGCCGTGTTGCCCCTCACAGGGCGTCTTAGGGCAGGCTGAGCCGGAACAGCAGGGCAGTGGTCTTGTCGCCAAAGACGTAGGTGGCCGCCGCCATTTCACTCTGACCATCCCATGTCAGGTAGACGTTCTGGAGGTGCTGGGGATCGCGCCGTAGATGGTCGCGTAAAGTGGAGCGACCATGATCGAGCAACCGTAGACGGAGTGGGGCCAGTTGGTTGCGGACCTCCCGCTCGATCACTGCTGGGCAAGCGTGCTGGATCAGCCAGCTATAAGTTAGGCGAGTGATGCGGCTGATGTTGACGAGGTGGCGAACCTTTGTTGTCGGCATGGCGGCCTAGTACCCCCGCCTGATGCGCCGAATGTCTTGCCGCGTCTTGTCTTGGTGGCAGGGCTTACAAAGGCTCTGCGTGTTGTCCCAGTGATCCAACCCACCTAACGCCCTGGGCTTGATGTGATCGACTTCCACGGCAGGCGTGACCAGTCCCTTGACCGCGCAGTGTCGGCACAGGGGTTCAGCATTGATGCGGCGATTGCGGAGCGCCTTCCACTCCTTGCCATAACCGATAAGCAAGTTGACTTTGGCTGGCTGGCTCTGTGGCGCGATGTTAAAACGAGGCGTTCTTGTGGGCACATTCTACTTAGCAGCCCATGCTCTTGCTAGACGGAGCGTAGAATAGGGCGGCAACCGATTCACCGAATATGGCTGTGGGCATTGTCGCCGACAGCGCGGTATGCCAGACAGCGCGTAATACCACGGGGGATGTAATGGCTTTGAAGGGGTTGATAAGGCTTTGGCTGGTGGTGACGTTAATTGGCGTCCCTGCGATGACGATCCGGGACTATAGCAAAGCCAGCCGCCTGTGGGGTGATATCAATCAGTCGATCTACGATCAATGTGCGCGCGATGCCGAGGCTGTTGGTGACTACAATCCTCATGGCGACTGTATCCACTCACGCGGCGGGTACAAGAACGTCTACCAGCATGAGAACGAGACGGCTGTATCGTGGTGGGCAAAGGGCTTGGGACTATTCTTTTTGGTAGATCTGGTCCTGACTGGCCTCTTAGTAGCGGGGTTCTTGGTACTCCGGTGGGTTATGCGAGGGTTCAGGCAGAAGCCGGAGTGAACGGTCAATGACTGCTCGCATCCCAGGCATCCAGTCGTGCCAGAAAGTCATATAGCCGCTGTTCCTCATAGCCCTGCGTTAGCGCGTCTATATCGCTGAACAACTGCGCCAACTGCTCATTCCTAGTTGGCAAAGTGATGGCTTCGGTCAGCGCATCAGCGGCACACTCTAGCTGAATGCGTGGTCGGATTGGGAAAGTGAGAATAGTAGCCGTCATGTGGTCGGTCCCTGTGGTCGCTTTGTGTAGACGGCAGTACGGTCAGCGGTTCATCCTTTCTAGCAAAGACTCTGGGAGAGGGGCCTTTGCGACGAACCGTTGAAAAACTGGCAATCTGTGGTCGCAACTGGCGTCATGCGGCAGCAGACGATTGGAACAGGGCGCAACTAGGCGCACTGCTAGATCGGAGACTACGACATGGCCAAGTTCAACCCCTCGATGCTGATCCCGGCCTCGCAGGTTGCGGAGTTCAGCAAGCAGGGCGCAGCGCGCACCGTCCAGCAGGTCGCCCTGGATAACATCGCTAAGATGAAGGAGCAGTTTGGCGCAGGCGATGCCGCCGAGGGCAAGGTCAACTTCAAGGTCGCAGGGGATCGGGTGGCGTTCACGATCCGCGTCAGCAACACGGCGCTTACGTTGGAGCGTACGAAGGTCCAGGACACCGACGTTGATGTCAAGGAGATGACCGTCCCCAAGGCCAACTTCATCGAAGCACTCGACTTCTACGGCGATCGCATCAAGGCCGGTGAATATGATGCCCAGTTGACCGGACTAGCCGACAAGAAGGCACTGCGTACCGCCAAGATGCGTGAGACGCGCAAGGGCAAGAAGGAGGCGCAGCCCTCGTAA